ATTGGCAAGGGTCACAGCATCTCCTGATGCTCCAGTATGACGAATACTATTAACAATTAATCTACTGCTCATGGCTTAGGATTAGCGTCTTTTACTGCTTTGATATGTTTTGCCCATGTTCCAGTAGCATCTAATTTACCCGCTAACAAGTCTTTATAGAGCATATCAAGCTGATCTCCTACAGAAGCATAAATTGTAGATCCATTGGTGGTACGATCTGACTTGTACTTATTCGCTAGTGCAGCATCGTCTAAAGCTTTTCTAGCTGCTGCCACCTTTGCATCATCTAATGTGACTTTATTACCGTCAGCATCAAACGCTCCAGCAGAATCGTCAATCGTTACAACAGGTTTTGCTTCAGATTTGTATGCTTCGTAAATCGCTTGGTGATCCATAAAAAAAAAACTCCGTTTAAATTAATTATAAGAGATAGCCATTATGCTGCTACCTCCGAAGCAAGAATAGAACTTACTCCTCTTCCGACATGAGCCGCATTTGAACCATTACTATTTCTGTTTATCATTATTTCCGGCCCAGAATATAGATAAACTTGTGCTTTATAAGTATGAGTTCCAGCACTAGGAGTATCTAAAAAAGAAAAACCTTGATTTTTTATTTGATGTTGTCCTACAGAACTTTGGTGATATCCAGACAATGTAACTCTAAGTTGTGAAGTAGCTGATCCAGCAGCGTCACCTATAAAGATAGGAGTAGAAGTACCTCCTGTTGTTCGTACTAATCGAATATGCCAGTAAGAATTATCACCAGCACCCACAAAAATAGTTCCCTCAAGTTTTACCTTGTTAGAACCTGTAGTTGTAATACTTACACTTAAACCAGTTAAATCAATCCAAGAACCTGTTGAAGAAGTAGAAAAAACATTAGTTTTTGTTGTTGAGACAACTTCAAGGATTTTACCAGCAGTCGCAGTCGTAGCAAGCGTTCCATCTGATCCTATATCTGGAACGGTATAGACTCTATCATTACCAGAAGAAGAAGGTGCTTGTAAGCTAACTGACCCACCACCTGATGCTGCATTAAGCTTAATCTTTCCTGTCATGCTGCTACCTCCGTAATTATAACTGTACTTCTCGCTCCGACATTATTTCCAGAATCCATTTTGACATATGCGGTATTAGAAGAAGTATCACTAGCTACATAAAATTTATAAACTATTGATTGACCTAATGAATACGAAGGACTATCTAAAAGATTAAAAGTATAAGGTATATAGGCATTTTTATCACTTCCACTAAAGCCATAAGAACCAGTAAAAGCTTGCTGCAAAGTACTACTATCTGAGCCTCCAGCAACGCTTCTTTTTAAATCACATTGATGCCTTACATTAGTATTTGTAGTATTAGTATTTTGTCCACTAATTTGTGCTTGAATTAATAACTTACTGTTAGCCCTTATAGGAGTAATTGTTGTATTTAAATTACTAACAAGTACAAGTGATGTGCTTGTAGTTGAAAAAGTATTATCACTTCCAGAATTAGGTGCGTGTTGAATTATTTGTAAGATGCCATTAGAACCTCTTTTAGCTGCGGTTACAGAATTAGCAGCCAACATATCAGTATCTACAATACTGTCAGGTAAACCTCCTACTGAGACACCTGTTATTATTCCTGTTTGTCCGTTGATTGATACTGGCATTAGACCACTGTAAATGTTGAACCAGAAGGTATAGTCAAAGTATAAGTTGCCATTGAAAATTCGCCCGCTACCATTCCATTTTTACCAGTTCCAACTGTAATATTTCCAGTAGCAGTCGTAGGGTTTTGAAATATATCATTAGTAACACCACTAGCAGGGATTGATATTGCATTAGTGGAAGCAGCAGTTATTCTGCCCTGTGCATCAACTGTGATAGCTGGTATTGCAGAAGCA